ATTACCAGTGTCATGCACATAAATATAACCAGAGTTATCGCCGTGGTATGTTTTTTCAACACCATTACTCAAAAATGCAGATGAAATTGCGGGGGCTTGTATGCCTTCTGTTTCTGACCACTCAAATCCGTTTGGTGTAAGTGTTCCAACTAATCCTCTTGATGCAGAAATAGATGCACCAATTGGTGTGTAAAACAATCTATACTGCGATTTATTTCTTAATACTACACTGCTTATAGTGTACTCAGTTATGTTAGAAGCTATGTCTGCAACAATAGACTGTACCTGTCTTGATACAGAACTCAACTCAACGTCACCAATACGGGCTGTTGCAGCTACAAGACGAATACCGTCTGGGGCTAAGAATAAAACATCACCACCAATTTCTTGGATGCTATATCCATTTAAACAGCCTACGTTAGATGTAATCTGTGAAACAGCCACAGAAGCCGAGTCATTAATGTTGTCTAACCTATGTATTGTATTCTGACAGAAAATATAAAGAGAATCACGGAAGCTTTTAATACCTGTGATTCTATCATCAATTGTTACTGAACCAGAACCGACACCAGTAAAATCTCTATCATCATTTGTTTTACTGTAATAAACAGTTGCGGGGGCGTTTGCCGTATCAACAACACAAATATGTTTGTTATGATTTTCAACATATGTAGCAGCAGCGGGAGTAGCTATTTCTTCGTAAACAAATACTCTACTAGCACCTGTACCATCAATATGGAAGTGTGCCATCTTGTCTGAGCCTGTTGCAATACTCAGCGAACCATAAGCACTACTTGTATGCCCAGTAGGTGCCCGCATTATTGCAAACTGAGCCTGACCTTGATTAGGTCTGTCTAATTCTGCCTGAGAACTGAGATTAGCTTCAGTAACTCCAGAATGACCTGTATCCCTATTAATCTGAGTCCATGTTGTGCCATCTTCAGTGTAGTAAATACTTGTGTCTACACATACAACAAGACCTAGTGCATAAGGAAAAACACCATGAATTTTTGATGTCCCCTCAGGTCTAGTTGTTCAATAATTAGCATAACCATTTATGCGCCTATATCCACCGTCCGGGTCTACTTCAAAATTAATTAGCTGCGTAGCAAAGCCCGGCTGTTGCAGCATATCAAACTGGTTAAGGTTAGTATTTAACCCTCCCCTACATGAAAGACCAAATGGTTGGGACATTAAACGTATACCACTCTATCGTCTTTAAAATATGATGGAGTAGGATCAAGAAGATTAGAACGCATGCTTCTTAGTCCTTTGTTATAGTCATCTAACGCAAATGCAGCAGCCTGTGGGTTATCTTTAAACTGCCAAATGTAATATCTTGCCCTAGCCATTAAGACGGGCTTGTATAAATCTGGGAACACTATTGTGTCTGAATATGCAGATAGTTCTGTTGGCAAATCCCAAGCATAGAACCAAATACGATAGGTCTGTTTAGGGATTGGGCTTAGTCCAAACTTACGAGAGTCTGGACTACGAATAACAAAACGGGGTTCTCCCCAAGTCTGCGTATCCGCATCGTCTGCATTTTCTGCGGTACGCCTAAAATCTTTCCACTCTTCCGTGGTTAAAAATTTTAGATTCTTAGAAACATACGGGGCAGTCTCACCAGTAACTCCGATTGTAGTTACATAGAAAGTATCCCAATCAATTGCACCATAGTCAGTTGTTACATCTGAACTAGCAGCTTTAAGTTCGTACCAACGTGTACCCGCAGTAGTTTCAACATATACGTTGCCATACATTGGGTCTGTTGTACCACTTTCCCCAGTAGCAAGAAAAGGCCACTTAGGTTCATAGTTAGCTATGTCTAAGTAACCTCTATTGATACAGTCTTTAGCGTGTTGCTGTATGCCTGTAGCTGAAGCAAAGTTAGCAGAAGTTAATGGAACTTCATTCAGTTCGCGTAACAGTTCATTTGTAACAGTTAAGAATGATGCTGCCATTATTTATCCTTTTTAAAGATACGATCCCAGTTTTTTTCAAACTGTTCTCTAGACACCTGACTTTTGCGGGGTCTACCTCTGTGCTTGTTTCTAGCTTTTAAATTTATGCCTTTCTTTCTCATAAAAGAATGGGGGCAGTTTCCTACCCCCACCTTCCTATCAACTATTAGTCAATAATGTAGTACGCACCGACCATTGCTTCGGGACGCAATACTTTAACACCGTGAACATGAAGACCACGAACGATGTCACCGAAAGATGACGGATCGCGAATTACTTCAGTGTTAACGATAGTCTGTGCAGTAGCAGTAGAAGAAATATGACCAGCCAGACAAACGCCAGTGGCATTAGACTGAGAAGGCATATTGTTAGTCTTGTACATGCTAAAGCCACGCAGCTTACCTTCAGCTACTAGACCATTCCTGATGGAACCCTGTCCACCGTTGTAGTCTACTGACAGCAGTTTAGAATCTGTCTGTGACAGTTCTTCATAGAAGTCAGGAGAAGCTACGAACCAACGACCTTCTTCAGGTACGCTCTGCTCGTCAAGAAGACGGGCCATACGCGCCATAAGATCGAGAGGATCGGTTTCACTAGCAACGCCAAGGTCTACCGCGCCAGCACCATCATAAGTACCAGCAGCAAGAGCAGTCGCAGAGTCAGCACCCAGAGTATAATCGGGGCTTAAAGCTGACAGACCAGAGACCATTTTGCTAAATACATTTTCGTCAAATGCATCGCGGAGTGAATAAGCAGCAGAAGAAGCTGCAACTTCACGCCAGTTTACATGAGACATGTTAGCTTCAATATCATCTACGATGAACTTGAAAGCGTTAGCAGTGTCAACGACCAGAGTAATTTCCTGATCTGTCAACTTGGTCTGAGTTACGTCCTGACCACGCTCGTACTGATAAACAGTGATGGTAGGCTCTTTGATGATTTTAACAGAATCTCCATAAGCGGAAATCTCACCAGCGTAGTCAGTGTTAGTGACTGCTTCAGCAACCGCTGCCTTACGGAAGAAGTTAAGTACCTTCTTGCTGTAAACGGCAGGTAGGAAGAATGAATTGGCTTGACCACTTACGGAGTTAGCAAAGTTAGCATCAGTATCTGTTGCTGGTTCAAAATACTGATCGGCCTGATTATAAGCCATGATGTATTACCTCAATATTAGACAAAATTATCCTTTGATTACCCTGCCTTCAGAGATAGCTTGATTAATTTCATCTTCATATTTATCAAACTGATCTACAGACATACGGGCAATCTCCCGTTCTGTCCAAACCTTTGCTTCTTTAGCATCAACAGTTTTGGTCTTAGTAGAGACCATATCCGCTGCACTAGAGGTTGCAGGTCTAGACTGTTTAGAAGTTTTAGACTGAGGGATACCGTTTTCAAGCTTATACAAGTCAATTGCACGAGCAGCTAAAGACGCATTATTAGGATTGTTGTAAATCCAATCTTGTATTTCTTCAGGCTGTTCTTTGGCCCATGTGTGGAAACTATCATCTCCACGAATCTGGTCAAAGTCCGGGTGGCGTGACATTAACTCCGCTTCAGCTTCTTTCCGA